GCAATAGCTTTTGCTATAAGAAGAACCGAAACTGCCATTGAAAGAGCGTATTTTGTAGCTCCCCCAAGATCAGAACCTTCTGTGGATTTTATTTTACTAAGAGCTATTGCCAACCCACTAAGAACGAGACCTATTCCGGCAACAATGCCAACAGACGAATCCAAACGATCTTCAGGTATACTGGCTATCATGTTAATCGCCTTAGCAACCAACGCAATAGAAGCCGCTATTTTGATAAGAGAAGTTGTTTTAGATTCCTCCGCTTTACCAAACTTTCCGCCAATGCCATCAAAGAATCCGCCAATACTATCAGCCATGCCAGAGAAAGACTTAGTAAGCTTTCTACCGTTGAAAATCATAGAAACTGTTCTAAGAGTCTTTGCTGCGAGAAGAAGTTTCTTGAAATCAAGCTTAGCTACAAACATTTCGAAGCGACCAAAAGCATCGCATAAGAAATCTATACCGGTTGGAATAGCTTTGTCTTTAAGAAAAGAAAAAGCCTTCTTAAAAGTTTCTCCGATATTAACCTTAGAGAGATTAGTTTTAAGATTCTTGATTGTATTTAGGAAAGAATCCAAAGGCTTTTCGGAACCTTTAGTGGCTTTCTGGAAAGACGACATATTAACAGCGCCTGCTAGCGCCGAAGAGATATTAGCCGTTTTAACATTTGATGAAGACTTAGAAAGCTTTTCAATCATGCCGTTAATAGCATTGTGAATAAGCTCCCTGGCTCGATTAAAGAAGTTAATAATCTTACTTACAGACTCTTCTTCTTTCTTTAGCGGAATCAGTCCTTCAATAAATCCGTCTTTCTTTTTCTTTACAATAAAAATATTAACAAAAGAACTAGCGAGTTCCTTTAGATTCTTTGCAACAGCTCCAAAAAACGCAATCAGCTTTTGAGCGAACGTCTGCTCTTTCTTGAACGGAATCAGTCTGCTGAGAACGTCTATTGGGGTTTGTTTCTTTAAGAATATCTTCTTGAAACTATCTACAATGTTTCCAAGTTTTTCCTTAAGGACGCCATAGAACTGAATAATCTTTTTGCCGAGACCCTGCTCTTTATTAAAGTCAATGAGTCCGCTAAATATAGAACCACCTTTGAATCCTTTAAAGAAATCAAACGAGATCGTTCTTCCTCTAGCAAAATTATTGATAATCCCCATAAATCCCTGGAATGCGGGAATAAGGAATTCCTTTAATTTAGCAACAACTTTATCAGCTTTCTCAGTAAATTCATCGAAACTAGCAAAACCTAACTTTTCCGAAAGTTTCTCTTTTAGATCGACATAAGCGCCTTTCAATCTTCTAAAAGCAGCTGCAATACGATAGCCAAGAAATTCCATCGTATTCCAGTTTTTGACATAATTAGCCACATACTTAATGCCGCTAGATATGACTCCCGATAAATATCCGATTGTTTTTAAAACAAACAGCAGCGCCGATCCAACTTCTTTAAGAACAAACGACAATGCAGAGAACACATTTTGAATTAATCTTGTTTTGTTTACAAAATCAACAATGGTGCTAACCACGTCGCCAATAACGTTTAATATATTCCCGCCAACTGTTATGGCTTCATTAATGACATTTAGTAATATCGGAAAGGCAACAATGGCGAGTTTAATAACAGAATCACGAGCATCTTTGAACAAGCTGAAAACCTGCTTAAAAACGTCGTAGAATTTATTCAAACCTTCTTCGCTAATTTGCATCTTATTAGCAAAGTTGCCCATTGCTTCATCAACAGCAATAAGATGATCCATGGTAATAGTAACACTAGAAAACGAGTCTCTCCAGGCATTACCAAACACACCTAAAATCTGCCCGGCGCTTTTAAAAATATTAATAACACCAGACATACCGTTAGCAATAGAAAACGTAAGAAGATTACCAGCTTCGGTGATTTCTAACGTTTTCTTGCTCCATTCGTTCATTGTACGCTGAATGTCAGCGTTAGCTTTTTCCTCTGCTGTCGCGGTTTTCTTCGCAGATTCTTCTACCTTTTCAGCCGTCTTTTCAGCTTCTTCACCGGTTTTCTTTGTGGCATCAGTAGCTTTATCAGACGCTTTTTCAGCTCCTTTACCAGTCTTTTCTACTGCTCCAAGGGACTTCTCAACCGCATCAAGAGTCTTATCAGACAAATCCCAAGTTCCATTAGACAACTCATGAACTTTATCAACATAAGCCTGAATTTCGTCGGGATCAAATCCAGCTTTCTTGAGAGCATCTTTTCGATTAGAGTCGTTGCCATAATCGCCATTGATAACAGCTTTTGCGGTTTCTCTTACCTTACTCCAATCTTTAGTTATCTCTTCCGCTGCTTCTTTTGTCTCTTTTGAAACATCAGTAGCGGTCTTTCCAAGTTTGCTGCTCTTTTCAGCAAATTTTTCAAGGCGCTGCGCTTCAGTGTCAAACCCCTTAGTATCTTTATCGCCGAATATCTTCATCGGAAAGAATTCGGTTGCATCTCTGATCTTTCCAGTGAATTCCGCAAATTTATTTGTTATATCAACAATGTTTTTAGCAGTAATAGGAGGAAAAACAAGAGTGACTGCATCCTTTAACGGTTTAAGAACATTGCCAAAAATATGAAAAACGTTTGTAAGACCTTCGATAAGTTTTGCTCTTCCTCCAAGATCTTTCCATCCTTGAAGAACGGTATTTCTAGCGTCAGAAAATTTGTCAATGAATCCGCTAAGAACATCGTTTATACTTGTCCAAAATTCGGTAGCTTCTTCCATGTTACCGAATAGAATTTCCCATGTCTGTGCCCATCCAGAGCCAACGGCTTCCTTCAGAGCGTCCATCATAGCAGAAAATGTTCTAACTTCAGTGGCAGCTTTTGTAGCTCTTGCACCAACGTCAGTTGTCTCATCGGCGTATCGTCCAAGAGTGGTGGTAAGAACATCCGTTGTCATCCACTGATGAGCAAGTGAATCGTTAAACCCTTTTGTAGCATTAAATGCCTCAGAAGTTTTGCCCTGCATATTTGTTGTAGTTGAAATATAATCGTCGCCAGACTTTTTCAACGTACCCAACTCAACAGCAGTTTTAATCAATTCTTCTTTGAAATCTTTGGTAGCCATGTTGGCATTTTCAATAGATTTCCAGTCAATAAGTTTAACCGAGCCTGCTGATAATGCCTGTGCGAAGTTATACATCGCTCTAGAGGCGTCATTTGTGCTGGCTCCAGCGAGAGCCGCTTCGTTTGCTATACCCTTGATGGCATTTACTGCCACATCAAGATCAACGCCAGCGTTAGTAAATTTACCAATACTGGCCGTCATGTCAGAAAACGAGTAAATGGTTTTATCTGAATATGTGTTTAACTCGTTTAAATACTTATTAACTTCTTGAAGTGAAGAATGCGAACTCTCCATAATAACCTTAAGAGAGTTCATTTTAAGTTCATACTCTTTAAAGCCGTCAGAAGGCGGATCAAAAACAAAAGCCTTGGCAATCTTCTGTCCAGTATCAACTGCTAAGTTGACCATTCTGTTACAAACAGTGTCCCATATGCCGCCCATACCGGTGACTTTATCTGTAATCTTTTCAATGTTTGATGCAATCCCAGAAAGATCTACCTTTCCGAAATTCAAAGCATTCTTAAGATTAGCAATCGTGCTTAAAGAGGTCTGCACGTTTTTTTCAAATGATGCATTATCGAATTGCATCTTCACAACGCGTTCGTCAATCGTATTGCTCACTTGCAAACCTCCTTCCACACGTCGTTTAATATCTCGTCAAAAATAGGCTGAATAGTTGGGTTAATGTAATCTCGCCCTTCTATCCAGCCTCCGGTTCCAGTCCCATGCCCGTATTGCAGTATGATTGCAATAGGAACTCCCTGGTTAATGTTTCTGTTACAAAACTCAATAGAGACAGAACTTCCTTCTCTATTAATTTTGTAATACCATGCTCCAGCCGTATTACCTGTGTCATACGGAGTAGCAGAAGCCAATGCATCAACGCCTCGCTTTCCATACTTATCGAGGTCACTTAGCCCAAAGACTCCTTTTAAATTATTCAGAAAACTAGTAAGTTTTGAGAAATCACCCTTTTGTTCAAAAGAGATCATGTTCTACCCCCTAGTTTTATACTTCTGTCTTCTGGCAGCATTGAGAGCGCGTCTTTGTGCAGCCATATCGACGCCCTTTGTCTTCTTTTTGTCAGGATTATTCTTTTCGGCGCAAACTCTAAGAAGCGTCATTAACTTGTTCAAATGCCAATGCTCGTACTCAGGAGGAATGTTGTAGGAAGTCATCCAGTAATAGATAATCTCTGCAGTGATGATTTCTCGTTTTCCGGTACGTCGTTTATTAGTGTCGTTGAACCATGTTGCGGTGTTTGAATCCCCAATATAGTCCATAATCTCTTTGACATTTTGTTCCGTTATACAATAAAAGACATTCGGATCAACATTTTTTGTTAGACACATACATCGTATGTAATCAATGTTCTGATCAAAGGTCTTTTCTTTTCTATCATCATGAAAAGGAACGTGCCATTTGGACTCCCATTTTGAAACTGATGCAAGACTGTGTTCCAGCTTTACATTGACTTCGTCCACATGGATAAATCGTTCGTTAACCGGGTCCCATAGATCACGTTCAGGGATTCGCAGGTGTAACAAAGTCCATCACCTTACTTCCAGTAAGCTTTGTCTGCTCGGCAATGATGGCATCGATCTTGTCGGAGGCTTCACTCTTCTTTACAGAAGCAACAATACCGTTGATAAACGCCCCGGCTTCCTCAGGATGCTCAATGAAATACCATACGAATTCGTCATAAGCCGCGGACGATCTGAACTCTTTGTAATGGCGCTCGTCTTTGTCGAATGCGCCAGAAGGAGTTCTTACGCCGTACGATTCTTTGATGAACTGCTCGAAGAAGAGATAAGCCTGATTTGCATCCTTTGTATCAATCATCTTACGAAGTCGATTTTCCCATCCTCCTTCTTCGCTTGCTTCCAGACGCATAAGATCTGTTCTGGACATGTTGAACCAAAAGGTTTCCTCTTTTTCTACGCCGAAATAGTCAACATACTTAACTGTTCTACTAATCATTTGGTACTCCTTTCAAGTGAAAAAATAAAAGGCTACTCAGATCTCGTCCAAGTAGCCCGTAAATTATGTCGTTTTAATTATACGACCTTGGTCATCCGTAATCGCATAGCCAAAGCTATCGACAAGGTCGTCTGCCCTTCAAGTTGCGTCGAGAATAGTCTTGATAGCGTCGAAACTAGGAAGGGAAGCATCGGTACCCTGCCCCTGACCTTCACCTGCGATACCATACAGAAGATTCTCGATCTGAGTAAGCTTGCCTTCCGGGATAGTTGTGGAATCAATAACCATGCAAGCTGTAGGCTGGAATCCTGTAGCAGCAACCGGAAGAGTAGATACAGACCAAGAGAAGGTCTTCTGCTCGGGGCTGTCGTTGATTGTAGAGTTGCTATCCTCAGATGCACCAGCAATGCAATCCCAGAAGATGTGAAGCTTATAGCCGTGGTCGGTACCAACGGTATCATTACCGATCATAGTACGATACGCAAGGCCAAAATGCTTATGAGACTGCTGCTTGATAACAGCTCCTGTGCCGACATTGGCTTCGCCGATGCACTCTGCATACTCATCGGGATAGGTAAATGCTTCAATCGTAAGAGCATCTTCCTCAGGACTCATGAGAATGCCGTATACAATGTTGTCAGCATAGATTTTAGTAGGTTCCGCGCCGGATGGAGACTCGTTAATAGCTGTGATACCGCTCCAAGCGACTCCAGCGGCATAGCCACCAGAAGAGTTCATAGGAAACAGAACAGTGCGATCTACACCTGTCTCCCACAGCTTTTCACCAACTTTGTCCCATACAAGTTTAGGCTTAGTATTAGGCATAATATTTCTCCTTATACAAATAATCTGAATACGTCGTGGTTTAAATTGTCAGCGATATAGGATCTGTCATACATAATGTGCGGTATTGTAGAGACCCGTTCAACAATCGCGCTGTCAGGATCTCTATCAATAACCGTAATGGTATAAGACACAGCTTGTTTATAGACAATATTATCGGCTGACGTATTTTCTATTCTGTTCCGACTGTATCGTATAGCCGGATACTTCATTTTTACTGACTCTGGGGGTTGAAAATATACATTTCTACTTCCGAGTTTTTCACAAAGAAGTTCGTGTAATGCCAGACGATCATTCATCATCTTCGCCATTATACACACCTCCTAATGTCAGAATCAGTCTTGGATACTGCGGTTCTACTGATGTCGCTTTCCATTTTGCTCCCATGTATTCCGCGTATTTAATACTGTGAAAGTTCTGATATGCAAAGGGGTCGGCTACGATGCTGAGAGTCATGTTAATATCTAGATCGTCGTTGACTTTACCACCGTTTTCTAAACGGCGTGAGTTCCTCACGATTTCGCCATAATATTCTCCCTCGGTAATTTTAGGCAAGCTAACACCAGGTCGAATTTCCTCAGTTACACCGAAGCCGATTTTTCCAAAATATTTGCTCATTTTGAAATCCCCTTTGATTTGCTAGATCAGGACTGTCCGGGCTCTGCGGGTGTTACGGTTGTAGTAACAGGCTCCTCGATTACAAGGAAGGAGTACAGGCCCATGGTAGCGCCAGACAGACGGGTCTCGATCAGAGAGATCAGCTGGTTGAAACGAATATCGAAATCAGTAAAGTGGGTGATCTCGCCGCCCTTGGTGCTTCCGACGCCATAGTCTTTCATGTTACCGATGATGCAAAGCAGCTTATGCTGTTTGCCCTGGGCGTCAGTTCTGATCCGGTTCTTGAACTGCTGTACACGATGGATGGATCCAACGTTGAGTTCGCTGGCCAGCTCATTGACATTGCTGCGAATTCTACGGCCATTGCGATCACGAGCCTGCATAAGCTTATTGAGCATCCAGGGGTCGATGTACATATCGGGAGTTCCGGTGCCCATGAAGTCGATGAAGGCGTCCTGAACAGCTGCGATCAGGGCCTCGGTGTAGACAAAGTTGTCACTGAAATATGTTGCGGTATCGGTACCCTGGATCTCGGTACGAGCAGCAGCGATGTCGAGGTCTTTGTGAATTGTATAAAGATCGTCGTCAGTCCAGATAGGACGAATATGAGTAGGATAGATCTTACCCTTAGTGCCGTTGGCTCTTCCGTCGCCAAGCAGAATTGCGGTTGCAAGCTCCTGCTCAAGCTGACCGCGGTCGATGTTGTACTGCCACTGGACGTAATCGAAATCGGTGATATCGACGACATCATCGCGCTCAAGCTCGGATTCGACATAGATGGTCTGAGGATCGGTCTCTCTGCGCATCAGCTCATAGTTGCCAACAAAATCTTTCTGCTCACCCTTCTGGTATCCTCTTGCGCGAAGATCATCGTGATTGCCGTTGACATTTCTGATATCGACATGGCGAGTCCTTACTCTGCTGTAAGGAAGCTTGGTGGTTCCGTTGATGATAGAAGACACCCAGCTGCGATCATCGGTCAGAAGCTGCGGGGTCTTGGGGCCATGAAGCTGATAATCAGGGAAAAGCCATGTAATGTTTCCGTCAACGGTAGTGTCCTGATTGAAACCACTGCTGCTAAGTCCATCATGCACCAGCTCGAGGTCGTTCTGAGCAAGGTAGCCGTTGAAGGTATCCCGGAAGGAAGTATTGTAATCCTTCGCATAAGTAACGATCGCGTTGAGATCAGAGTGAGTGAGAACATCACCCCGCTGCTGTGCATCCTGATCGAATACGTTGTGTTTCATATCTTCTTTCTCCTCATTGTCATCGCCTCCCTCAGCGTCAGACATAGCTGCACCGACAAGGGCATAAACGACTTTTTTCTGTTTTTCATTCATTGTTTCAAACACATCTTTGATAGTTTCTTCACTATCATCAGTGTCTTTCTCTTCGGACTCAGGATTTGTGTCCTCTTTCTTTGTAGTATCTTCAGCCACTTTTTTCTCCTTTTCATCGGCGTGGTAGAGCTCAAAGTTTTCGCCCATAAAAATAACGGCCTCATCGACCGTTTCGTTTCCGTCTTCGGAATGGGTAACACTTTGCGGCTCAATAAATGCTCCTGGATTCGCTCCAGCAAGAACAATACTTACTTCACGAATCTTTCCATGGACCACATCAGAACCATTTTGCTTAAGGCGATTAGCATAAATGGATAATCCAGTAATATCACCGTGCACGATAAGTGCCTTAGCAAGTTTACCATTTTCAACATCCATGTTGAGATAGCAATTACTGAATACTCCATCTGGACGATTGATCAGTTCTGCGTGTCCGATCACAGCGTCTAGATTATTATGGTCATGATTGTACACAAGCGGTACTGTCTGACCGTCGCAATCTTTAAAGGCGTCTTTTCTGATGACTCTTCCGTCGGAGCACAAAACGTCATTGCGAGTTACATACCCGCAAAAGTCAGGTTTCCTCGACATTTTGATTTTCTCCTTTGTCTTCTGGTTCTTTTGTTTTTGATGATTCTTCCGAAACCTTGTCAGCGCTTTCGACCGTATCAACATTTGGATTGGTTAACTTATCAGCATTGGGGTCACTAGAAGGTTTCATCCCAATGATCTGTCTTGCCTCGTTCGAAGTCATAACTCGGTTTGTAATCATAGTTCCAAGCATCTCAGAAAGCTTATCAAGAGGAACCAATCTAAATTGATCTCTATAATAGGCAATTGTTTGCCCTCTTGTTCTTGCATTCTGAGTAAGAAACTTTCGTTTCATCTCGTCGGCAATAGCGGCCAAGATCGGCTCAATGGTTCTGGTGTAATAATTGAGCATGGTTTCGGGAGTAGCTGTACCATCCATAATCTCCTTAGTGATTCCTAACTGACTGTAAAGAAGACCGGTTAGGAATTCAATCTGCCCAAGTAGCGTGTTGTCTAAAGGACGGTTAAGCTGAAAGACATGCTCGGCAGAATCAGTATAGGCTATTCCGAAACGAGAATTAGCAAGCTGCTCCTCAATACTAGCAATGTTCTTCTGAGCTCGGTCTCTAAGTCGATCTCTACTTGTTCCGTAAGGCAGCTGAATCAGCATGTTTAGTTTGTCCGATCCGTTACGTTCATCAATAAAATCCAAGAGAGAAAGTTTTCTCATAAGACGTTTTGCCGTGGAATTTGGTTCATTAACAACCGCATAAAGAGGATTTTCTACAATGGCAACCATTCGCTTTTGATAAACGACCTCTTCTTTTTTGCCGGTGAATTCATTGTACAGCTCGACACGAACTTTGGATGGATACCACTGAACGATTCTACCGGCTCTGATGTTCTCTATTCCATAAGAATCGGATTTAGTAGGATCGTCATCTGTAACTATTGGACAAATAGCAACGCATCCTTCATCCAGCATCGATGCAACAACATCCTGAACGAAAGCGCGACCGGTCTGATCGAGGTTGGCGTCAAGAGTTAAGCAGTTGTTCAATCCCGACGAGATATCTTTTTCATAGCGCCCATCTTTGTCAAGCTGAGCGTGTTTGAGCCCTATGGACGCTACATCTAGAGAAATTCTGTTAAACACAGACGTAACAATAGATCTGTCATTTCCTCGAGTATAGTGTGTCCTGTCTGGTCGATGGTAATAGGAAGAACCCAGGTCGTATTCCGGGGTGGGGTCTTTATTAAAGAATGCGTTCCAAGCCTGTTTAAGCCTAGAACCTATTGAAAAGTCCGGCATTTTGAATTCTCCCTTTCGTTAATCACCCTTGTCTTTGTCGCCGCTAAAGTATCCGTTCTTCAGTTGCTGATACGTCATGACAAGGCTCATTACAGAACCTGCGGTGGCGGTTAAGTTTCCGATAGTGTTAAGCATCTGAGCAGTTCTTTCGGCTCCGTCTCTGGTCTCTTCAGCACGAAGCGCTTTGAATTCTCGTTCAAGTCTATATCGGGTTATATAGTCTCTTAACTCAGCATCAGAAGCTTTAGATAGATCAAGTTTACTAGCATTCTTAATGGCGCTTCGAGTCATGCTATCTTCAGCTAACCCGTACATATTTCTTGAAGCGTTACTCGCATCCCTTAACATGTTGACTGGAGCGTTCATGGCTTTCTGTTTAGCTTTTGCGCTTCCATCAAATTTCATAGCGGCTTTTGCGCCAGCAACTGAAGCAACTCCAGATGCTACTCCTGCAATTCCTGCTGCTGCAGCACCAAGATGATCACGTATTCTTCCGCGAGAAGCGTGCTTTTTCTCTCCGGTAATTTGCTCGTATTTTCTGTTAAGACTATACTCACCGTTGTATCGCTTTTCGCCGGCAGCTTTTAAAGAACCGTCTTTATTTTGAAATCTACGAACGCCCCACCGTTGGCCTTTAATACCATGATGATAAAGTTCATTTTTCATGTTTGTTATTCCTAACTTATAGCTAATTAAAATGACCAAAGATCAGAATCTATCATTTTCGACGCTTCTGCCATCTTGGTCATATAATTAGTGAACGCTTTGCCGGCGTTTGTTCTTGCTTTAGTGGCATAAGCAGACACTTTTGATTTTGCTGCCGAGGTAATTTGGCTAACCGATCGATTATATGTAGCTCTGCTCATGCGAGTTCTATCACTTCCAGTAGAAAACAAAGAACTTGCTCTAGATACTGCTGAATTATAAGCAGCCTGTGATTTGCCAAGCGACATAGAAGACGTTGCGCTTTTATAAGCTTGCTGCGATGATCTCGATATAGACGATGCATTAGATCTATACAAACTTTGCATTGAATTAGAACCAGGAAGAGAAGCAGCCGCGTTTGACATTCGTGAAAATTGCAGCGAATCAAACGCATCCCTACCAGCTTGAGCCTTTCTTAAAGAATCAGAATAAGCTTTTTGTCGGCTCTCACGAGTAGCTTCTTCTCTACGATATAATTCGTTTGCGCTAGCTTGGCCGTTGTGCCAAGTCCTATTTCTGTCTTTGGCTAAAGCCTGAGCGTCATTGTAACGTCTATTGTATTCTTGTGGGTCATGTTTACGAACATAGTCATCAAACGAATAATTGTTATCGGGATTATCTAAATCTTTACGATGCTTGGCGAATTCGTATCCTTTACGAAGTTCCGCATCTTTACGCTTATACTCCTCACTATTCATACGAGTGCGAGCGGCTAAAATATCTCTCTCCGATTTGTCGTCAAGTCGCTCTTTTTTCACACCATTACTATCGGTAAAGAAAGTTGGCTTTGATATAGCGTCACCATAAGAAGTCGGCTTTCCTAACGGTTGACTTTGCTGCCCAGTTCTGGCTTTTGTGATCTCGGCACCCATAATGTCTCGTTGCTGCTGATTCTTATTTCGATTAGCGTAAAGAGATCCGTACGCTCCTGCCATATCGTTGCTAGTTCGTGAAAAAGAAGAAGGCGTCTGGTATCCATTTTTAAGCTGATCAAACTGTCTACGATCACTAATCTCTTGACCAACGCTCTTTTTTATTACTGAAGCTGTAGCGCCAATGGCGTTAGCCGCTTTAGCATATGGGCTTAAAGAAGCATTTGATGCATGAGAATTTTTAACGTACTCGTTAGCATACTTACCAGCTTCTGCGTACGATTTTGCATTATACGGTTTATTTCTAGATGTACCGTCTCCGGTCGTAAACGGATGTGCATTATACTCAGCGTCGTACTTCTTGTAATTACGCGAATCGGCCCAACCCATTCCGACCGGAGCCATCGCTTTTTCACCACGCATAAATGTATATCGATCGGGTCGTTTATGATAATCAGTTGGTTGAGTAGGTCGTTGCCAATTGTTTTTAGCACTAGCGAATTCTTCTCTAGAATTAATTTCCTGTCTGACTTTTTTTCCGAGTTGGGTTAAAGTACCGTTTAGTTTTTGAAATCGCCTTACTCCCCATTTTTGGCCTTTAATACCATGGTGATAAAGTTCTACTTCTTGCATTATTCGAATGCCTCTCTATTCAACTTATATGCCACATAGGCATCCATCATAGCAGCAACAGCATCAATCTTCTGATCGTATCGCCGCTTATACAATTTTCGGTTACCATTTGTATCTTCCAAAGTAATGCAGTTACCCATCGCAAATTTCATAAGTTCCTCGTCAAACAAAAGAAGCCGCTCCTCAGCAAGTTTCTTTAACTCACCAAGAGGAACAGACTCTGTACGGGCTCCTTGAATCACCTTCTCTATCCCATAAGGAGAATTCTCTTTTGCCCAACGTTCTACGAAATCTTTTGCGTTATACGGATCATAACCAAAACATCTGACATCATACTGGTTATCATCGATGTATTTGATAAGATCTTCATACACATCAATCATGTCAAGAACCGTTCCTGGCATGATGATTAAACTCCCTTCGTCTATGAACTTGTCATACTGCTGACGCAAAGACGGATGAAGTTTAAATAGTGTATGTTCCGTTATGTAGTTATGTGTCTTGACTCCAAATGCCCCATTTTGAAAAGGGAATAGAAATGTGAAAGAACAGAAGTCATCGCCCATCGACAGGTCACCACCCATAGCACACGGTAGCTGCCAAAACTCTCGTTTGCGATGTAATAGAGTTTCTTCATAAGTAAAGAAGTACGTGTGACCTTCTGTTGGAATGCCGAATCTCTTCGCTAAGATTTCGTTCCTAGCCGAAGGGACGTTTTTCATCTTCTGGACTTCTTCCTGATAAGTCTCATAAGAAACAGTGAGATCAAGATTTGGGTTTGCTTTAACCCACATGTCTGGATTGTCAACTTCCTTAATGTCGTCAAGTTTGTACCACCAGATCGATACATGCGGATTGTTATACTTACCAGTAAGAATGTCCATTAGCTCCATCTTAATTGTGTCGCCAATGCCGTTTCGTGTCGTTCCCTCTGAACTGGTAGCTAGAATGATGTAATCTGGAGCTAGACCTTTCGCTCCGCCCTGTTGAATAGCTGTAATAGGGTTTTCCGGAAGATCACCAGAAAGCCATTCATCAAGCGTTGCACATTTAACTCGTAATCCCTGAAGTTTGTCTATCTTGAGTGGACGAATCTCCAGGTAACTGTTTGTGAAGTTGTTCTCAATACCTTTCTTGGAAGAATATAGATGCTTTCTATTCATCCGGTTTCCAGTAGTGTTCTGAACAGAGCCTTGAGTCATTAGCTGGAATACCGGACCTTTTGCTCTCGTAATAGCTGTAGCAAACGGCTGCATTACTTCCTCTGACTGTTTCATTGTCGGAGAAGTTGTAATCTGATGTGTGGTTGATCGATCTACTACAAGTGTGTGAGCCTGGACAAATGTGTCGTACAAAGACTTAGCCGCACCTCGTCCTACGATTAAATACTGAATATTAATAAGACGTTTCCTTATTCGCTTTGTGACATAGTGTCCACCGGAACCATCTCCGTTTGGTTTGTATACACTTTTCTCAATAAAGTAGTACCAACCGTAAAGTTGCTCTGCCCAAAGCTTAAAAGAAAAGAGGACATGTACGTCCCCTCCATCAGTAAGCGTCATTTCGTTTTCACAGAAGTAAATCCAACCCTCTACAACAGATTCATCGTAGTAAATTTTAGGATCGTCAATCAACTTGTCGATCCTGTTCATCTCTAGAGAGATTAGTTCATTGACAGGAATCTCTCCTCTGATTACGGCATCTCGAAACTCGCCGTAATACTTTGGTACATCTGTGTTCGATAATGCCATTTTGAATTATTCCTTTTTGTTCTACAAACTTAAAGATCGAACTTTTTCTTCATCTCTGACGGAAGGAAGTGAGCGTCAAATTCATACATATCGCCGTCATAAGCTTTCTCCCATCTACGTCCAAGATCCTCTGCTCTTTTTAAATCGGAATCGGACAACGGTTTGCTATAAATACCAGCTTGCTTACTCATTTCTGTCGCTAAATATTGATAGCCTCGAAACGCGGCTGCTTTCTCTCTTTGTATGTATTTATACGCATCTTTAAAGTCGGGATCTTCCGCTTTAGGATCATAGTCTCGCATAACTTTTGCAAGGTTGGCAATGTTTTCCATTTTCTCGACAGCTCGTTCTTCTACATCCAAAACACTTTGTCTGTCGCTTTTACCGTGCAATCTGCCACGGTCTATTTCCGCTTTTGCAGCTCTCTTTAAACCGGGATTGTCGCGCTTTTCGTATAAATAATTTTCTTTTAAGTTGTGTAATTTCGAATTTCGTTTTAAACCGGCTTTGGTAAGAGTACCGTCACGGTTTTGGTATCGTCTTACGCCCCAACGTTGACCTTTAATACCATGATGGTAAAGTTCTACGTCATACATTTGTTTCTCCTAAACATAAAAAAAAAGAAGAGAAAGTAGCAATCGCCACTTTATACCTCTTCCCTCTCATAAAAGGACCTGAAAATTTTGCGGGGTTAATTTTTAAAGTCCTGCTCTTCCTGGCAACGCCATTCAAACTCGCTAGCCTGTTTTTCCATTGCTGAAATAAGTGTTCCACTCTGAGGTGGATCAAAGATAAGTCTTACTTTGATGTAAACATAGGACTTAACAAGTTCGAGCCAAGTTGCGTCAGATAAAAAATCGGACCAAACCGAATCACTATCTGAGATAGAGAATCCATCGGCTGGTCCTAGTCCTAATTGCATAAGTATCATAAACACTGAATTGATGTGCATGATGATGTCGGCGTCAAAGTGTGTGTATTCTTCGGTAATGCCCAATAGCTTCTTAATAGAAGTTAATATACTTTCATTCATGTTACATAATTACCCCCTCTCAAGTTAACCACGGGCATGTATCATTCGGTCTTCTTTCCACATATACCTCTGGAAGAAAACCTGCGTCGCCGTAGTGGATCGCATTGTGCGTTGCGTGACTAACACAAATCAAATATTCTGGATTCAACAGTTCTAAAGCGTCATCTCCGGTTAAATCGTCCATACTGAATGGATTCATGTGGTGAATAATAACCAGGCCAACGATTTCTCTGCCTTTAACACCAAGATCGCAAGCATTATCTCTTATAATGACCTGGTTTCGTATTCGTCGCCACTCACTAGACTTGTAAAACTTCTGGTTGAAATATCGATCTGAACCAAAAGTGTCTTTTCCAACAGTTCCATGCATTACCAAATATGAGAAACGCTCTTCAAACGTGGGAAGACGTATAAGCTCGCTATATGTCTTAATAATCTTCGACATAATCGTCCTCCTCTGAGTCGTCTTCGTTCTCTTTACCTCTGTACATGGAAAAACATTTCATAGCTTTCTCCAAAAGTTCTGCATCTCGCTTACCAGCCTTAATAGCTTCAGCCTGTGCGTTGGCTTTTGCTGTTTCGGCTCTTAGTTTTTCAATCTCAAGTTGGTTTTTGGTTGTGCCAAGCTTTAAAAAATGAGTGATGACCTGCGATGAGGCCGTACCATCAATCATTTGCTGCTCTGCTAGCCGGTTGGCTAAATATATCTGTCTATTCTCCCAGGCTTCGGGAGATAAGGCAGGTCTTAGTTTAACTTCTTGCCCACTTTCAGTAGACTTTTTTCGTCTTCCCATTAACTTATCTCCTCTTTTACGTCACCCAAGGGAAGCTCAAACCGTGAAAGAAGCGGTAGGAGGATTAAGGAACCGCTCAGAAAGGAGTAGTCTGAGCGCCCCTTGGCTGATGTAAAACCAAATATCAAATTTTACCCCCGGAGAAAATATAAAG